TACGTGGACGCTCATCCCCGGAACGCGCTTCTACGGCATTGCGGGGAACGACGAGCAGACCAACGCGCCAATCTCCACCAAGACCATTGACCCGCGCCATGTGCATTGGGTCGGCGCGTCTAACGGAGACAACAACTGGCGCCAGCTTCGCAAGGGCATCCCGCCGCTCTTGTACAACTCAACCACCACCGGCCCGCCGACGCACTACGAAATCCGGCAGACCATCGAGATATGGCCGAACCCCATCACCGGCTGGCAGCTTCGTATCAAGGGCGTGTTCGGACTTCTCCCGTTCGAGGCGGACACGGACGCCACCAGCATGGATTGGCAGGCGGTTTACCTGACGGCGCTCGGAGACGCGAAAGCCCATTTCAAGAAAGCGGACGCGCCTGATGCAGAACGCCGTGCGCTGGCCTACGTGGGCAACCTCGTCGCAGGCTCACACGCAGGGGCGAGATACATTCCCGGCATCCACGAAACCCGCGACCATGTTGTTTGGCCGGTGATTGCTCCGTGACAGATCGGACGGTTTCGCTTACCTCATCGTCCGCAGGGATTAGTCGGCAGAGGGTCAGGGGTGGTGCGTCACCGGACACGCTGTTTGATTGCGTCAACGGGTACATTTCCCCCTCGAAGTCTCCCCGCTCACGATACGGAACGCAGTTCAAGGTCACGCTCCCAGCCCATACCAAAGGGCTAATGTCCTTCAACGGCCAGCTTCACGTATTCACGTCGGGCACGTCGGGGAATGTGACGACTTACCCAACCCCGGCAACTCCGGTGTTCTCGTCCCTCGTCCTCGTGGCGTTTGGCGGCAATCTCACACCAGGGACATACGGCTACCGCGTCTCTGCGCTCAATGCCTATGGCGAGGGCATTGCCTACGACGAACACACACTACCGATTGCGAGTGGCACGACGAACCAAGCGGCGCTCGCGTGGGCGGCTGTCACCGGAGCGACGGCCTACAACGTCTACGGCAGAACGCCCGGAGGGTGGGGACTGCTCGCGACCGTCACAACGAACAGCTACAACGACGACGGCACAGCGGTCCCTCAGTATTCCATCAAGCCGCTAGACAAGGCGACCTACGTTATTGACCTGTTGCGCCACCCGGACCCCGCGAACACCGACCAGATCAAGTACATCCATTTCGCCTCTCCGTTCTTGGGCTATCCCTATGTGGTAGCGGAGTTCGCGGGCGGGGATGTATTCCACTACTGGCTGAGCAATCCTCAGAAGTGGCTCGCCAACCATCAGTACCAAGTCAACGATGTAGTCCAGCCGACGACGCCGAACGGGTTCTATTACAAGGCAATGGCGGGCGTTCAGCCGGTTGCGTGGTCTCCGGGCGTGCTTAGAACTTCGGGGGACAAGGTTCAGCCGACCAAACCCAACAACTACCTCTACACCGTCACCGCGACGAGCGGCACCAATCCAGCGAGTGGCGCATACGAACCCGCGTGGCCTGCCGTGGACTCCGCGACCATCACCGAGTTCACCGAAGCTGACGCACCGCCTGACGTGCCTGCCGCGCCCGATCCTCCGGCGCCTGATCCGGGAAATGGCACGTACAGGAATCCGGCAGGGAATAACGGCGTCAACACCAGCGGATTTGGCGGCGGCGATGGAAGCGGAACTGTGTTCGGCAAGACTCCGGTGAGACAGCGATGACCGATATCTGGCAACCAGGTACTACCTACGCCCCCGGCGCAACGGTCGTCCCGGTAACGCAGCCGCTTCCGCAGGCGGTCAATCCCGCCAACCCGAACTTTGACGATGGCACGCTCTCCGGCTGGACGGCGATGCCGGGGTGGAGTGGCGCGCTCAAGAACTCCTTAAATGGTGGCGGACAGGCGTTACTTGCGGCCCAGTCGGGTACAGCGATCACGCTCATCAACACCAACCTCGTAAAAGTGACAGTTGGGCAGAGCATCACCGCCTCGTGTCTTATCGCTCAAGGCAAGCCGAGTGCCGGAGACGCGACGTGCAAGGTTGCGCTGTTTTGGTACGACGCGAGCAACGTCCTTCTTTCTTCAAGCGCCGGGAACATTATCACCTCGTCCAACTATGGCAGTTGGCAGAAATCGACCGTAACCGCCACAGCGCCCGCCAGCAGCGTCCGGTGCGCGATCGGGTGTATCGGCAAGAACACATCCTCGAAAGGCCCGCTGGGGGTCACTGGGTTCGCGTGGAACTACGTCAACTCAGGGACCACGCTCCCTCGGGTATACACCGCAACGCAGGCCGACCCCGCGAAGTCTGGCGCGACTGAACCCGTATGGCCGACCACTGTAGGCGGCACGGTTACGGACGGCGGCGTGACGTGGACCGCTGGCGCGATGAACTCCGTGACGTGGACCGCGGCGCCGCTGTTGAAGTCGGGCGGCTCGGAACCCTCGTGGCCCACACAAGTAGGACTGACCGTTACCGATGGGACGGTCGTGTGGGCGACGATCACCCCGCAGATCACAGACCCCAATTGCCCGAACTCAAAGAACGTCGCGATTGCATCCTCCAAGGTGTTTGCCGCTGACACGGACGTTGTGCGCTTCAGCGCGACCGCAGACCCCACGGACTGGTCCGCCCAAGGCGACGCGGGGTTCCTGCCGTTCGGCCTTCAGACCTACGGCAAGAGCGCGCCCAAGGCTCTCGGCCTCTACCGCTCCAACCTCGTCGTGTTCAACGGCGATGGGTTCCAAATGTGGCAGGTAGACGCCGACCCCGCGAACATGAATCTGCTGGACGCAATGCCGGTCGGGTCCACGTTCCAACAGGCATTGTCTCCGGTCTCCAATGACCTCCTGTTCCTCTCGGCCCTTGGTGTTCGGTCGATGGGTATCTCGGGCGGTTCGGGGAATCTCGACGCCGGAGACGTGGGCGTCCCGGTGGACCCGATGGTTCAGGCGGAAATGGCCGCATCCGCGAGAAACGGGACGATTCCGCTCGCGACCTACTACCCCTCACACGGGCAGTATTGGCTAGCGTTCCCAAGTTCGTCTGCCGGGGCCGGTGGTGTTTTTTTTTAACCTCAGAGCCTTATCCGGTCGAGGTGACCGAAGGGGTAGACGCGGCCCTGCTGAGCGCGCATGCGTACAGCCTGTTTGTAGCGGAAGCAGCGCAGGCCGCGATCAGTTACGTCTCAGCCTCCGTCCACGACGTTGTACACGCCTACTCGCTCGGCAAGCCGGAAGCAGTAGACACAGCCGTGGGCTACGTCTCCACGCACTTTGCGACGGTCATCATCCTCGTAGCGAACCAGGCGCCCGAGGGAATCGACACCTCAACGAGCTACGTATCCAGCTCGGTTGTCCGAGTCATTGACGACTACGCAATGAAGCCTGAAGGCGTCGATACCTCAACCTCCTATATCTCGGCAGTGATCGCATGAAAGAACTGATTGTTAATGTTCCGATGCAGTGTGGCGGGCGCTTCAAACTCGAAGCGGTCAATGCTGACGGTGAGGTCACTAAAAGCACCGGATGGTTTGACAACATCGTCACCAACGGCGGGCTAGACGCAATGGGGGTGCTAGACCCCAACATGCTGAGCTTTTGCCTCGCGGGGACGGGCACAACGACTCCGGCAGCTACCGATACATCATTGTCTGCCTACCTAGGCTCAAGCACGAGTTTTTCCCTTTCCATAGGCGCGCAGTCCACCTCGCCGTATTTCGGCACATACCTGCTTACGTACAACTTCGATATCGGCTCGACCACGGGCAACGTGGCGGAGATTGGTATTGGCAACCGCAGTTCTCAGGGCGCGGGCGGGTTCGTTCTATTCAGTCACGCGCTTGTCCTCGATGGCGGCGGTTCTCCGACCACGATCACGATCCTTTCAACGGAAGCACTCCGAGTCACTTACGAGTTCCGCGTATACCCGCCCACGTCGGACGTGACGACGACCGATACGATCAACGGCGTATCCACCACAATCACACTCAGGGCGGCTAACGTGACCTCTGCGGGACTTTGGGCTAACACGCCCGTCCCCGCCATGAACACGCCGGGGCAAATGTCCGCGTATACCGGAACGATTGGGACGGTGACGGGAAGCCCGAGCGGCACGGGTCACACGGGGAACCCCCTGACCTTCACGGCCAATGCGTACTCCACCAACAGCCTTCAGCGTTCGTATACGGGAACGTTTCCAACATCGCCCGCGTTCTCATTCGGCGCCATCCAAACGGTGGGCATGATGGGTTCGTATCAGGTGCAGTTCACGCCAGCAGTGAACAAGCTCAATACCCAAACGTTCACCATCACCCTGATGTTCTCTTGGGCGAGAAAGACGCTCCCCTGATGCTCCCCAATCAGCGGTTGTCCGCCAGTCCAGTCGCAGCGCCGTATCTGATACCGGACGACACCGACCCTGCGGAACTGATCGACTACGAATACGGCGGGATTGCGATTCGCGATCCGTCTCAAGGGCTGAGAGTCCAGGTATGGACGTTCGGTTACGACGGCGCGAACGTCACGGCACATTCCCCGGCGACAGGAACCATCACGCTATTCCCCAAAGCGAGCGTCACTCACCTCTCCGGCGCGTTCGATCAGAACATGAATCCGGTGGTCGCGTTCGTTGCCGGCGGGACTCCTTCCCTGTGGTGGTTTGACACGCTGTCACTTTCGCAGGTGTTCACAGACTTTCCAGGCATTTCCACTCCCCGAGTCACGATGGATGACAAGCGTTCGACGCAAACGCGCACCAACGCGAATGACGTGATCTTTGCGTATCTGCGGGGTGAGTCCCTTTACTTCCGCGCGCAGAGAGACCGCTACGGGATTGAGTACCACCTGAGCGATGGCATCAACGCCAATTACCGATTCGCCCAAATGGGCATGAACTCGGTCAACCGTGTTCAATTTAAATTCGAGCCTTTGACATGAGCGGAACCAACGTCTTTGTATACACGTCAGGCCGAAAGGGAGAAGTGGGCGCGTGGTCGCGCTACACCTTCCCATTTAACATCGACAACTTCGCGCTTCTTGACGAGGATTTGTACATCCGGGCGGGCGATGAAATCCTGCTCTACACGAAAAACTCACTTCTCGACTACGCGAACAACGACGCCAAGCAGCAGCAGTTCACGAGCATTGTTCAATGGCCGTGGCTGGACTTGGGCACGCCAGGAGCCAACAAGATTCTATCGGGCCTCGATTTGGTGAGCGACGCGGGGTCTCCGTCTATCCAGATAGGTTACGACCAGTCCAACCAGACTAGCGCGTACACAACGCCGTACTTCGTGGCGCCTGACACCGTGCCGGGCACGTTCATCCCGATTACGGTCATGGCCCCTTCGTTCTCCCTTCGGGTGACGTTCAACAGTACGGATAACTGGTCCCTCTACGCCGCCAATCTCTACGTCAGAGAGAAGCGCCCGACTGCTGGCCCTTGACCTGTTTGCCCATTGTGGAAACGTACACACAATGACCGTCACCAAGCCTCCCAAGAATACGGTGCGCTTCCTCAATTGGCATGCACAGTATTTAACGGAGCGGATGCGGCCTGATGAAATCGAGCAGTACATCGCGCTGACAGGAGCGAAAGAGTTTGACCCGGAAGTCGCCGCAAGGGGTTTCATGAACATTCCAGGCCACAAGTACACGCTGATTGATGACGAAGGTTTCCCCATCGTTTGCGGTGGGTATCAGGAAGTCCAGCCGGGTATTTGGCAGTCGTGGATGGTTGGAAGCATGGACGGGTGGGGAAAGTATTGGCGGTCCATCACGAAGGCTTCACGTTGGATGATGGACGGGCTGATGGAGTTGGGGGCGCGCAGGTTACAGACCAACGCGCTTGCTTCAAGAACACAAGCAATCGAGTGGTACAAAAGAAGCCTCAAAATGTCCTACGAAGGGACGTGGCGAAGGTTCGGCAGTAACGGCGAAGATGTTGCGTGTTTCGCCCGAGTCTCGGAGGTGTAATTTGGGCGGCGGCAGTAATGATGCCTCGAAACAGGCACAGCAACAGGCGGATGAACAGAAGGCACAAATAGCGCAATCGCAGGCCGCGATCAATGCGCTATTCAACGACCCGAAGCGAACTGCCCAGTACGACAAGCTCGGCACTGACACGACCAACTACTACACAGGCGAGGTCAATCGTCAGAACCAGTCGGCTCAGCGCAATCTGAAATTCGCGCTCGCCCGCTCGGGCCTCTCCGGTGGTTCTCAGCAGGCGTTCGACGGTCAGGAGTTGGGCAAGGACTACCAGAAAGGTCTACTGCAAGCCTCACAGCAGGGCCAGAACGCCGCGAACAGCCTCAGAGCCGCCGACGAGCAATCCCGCACGCAGTTGATTGGCCTCGCGCAGTCGGGCCTTGACGCAACGCAGGCGTCGTCTCAGGGCGCCCTCTCACTTCAGAACAATCTCTTGGCAGGACAGGGACAGGCCAACGTCAACCAGTTGGGCGACCTGTTCGGGAATTTGGGTTCCATCTACTCGAACAGCCAACAGCAGCAGGCAGACCGCAAGGGCTTTTTGTATGGCTACGGAACTGGCTACCAGCCGTGGTTTGGCCCAGGAAGCGGCGGCTCGCAACCGAACTACGGCGGATATTGATATGGCTCATAACCCATACAGAGGAGGCGCTATGGCAAGCCGTAGTGTTGTGTCGTAGGCAGCGAGGCTTTGTGGGTGCCTCTCCTGTTGTCCGCCGTAAGCACTGGCGCCGCGGTGTACAACCAAAATCAAACCGCCAAGAAGCAAGACAATGTGCTTGCCCAGCAGATTAGAAATCAATCTGCTACACAGCAAAAGGCGAACGCAAAAACTAGCGAGTTCATCAACGGGCAAGCCAAGCAGGACGACACGGCTCAGAAGGCTCAAGCTCAGCAGAAGTTTCAAGCTCAATTAGCAGCGAACGCACCTCAAGCCACGGCGGCTCTAAAAACGCCGGGTGCTGTATCGCAAGCCTACCAGCAGGCGGGCGCCAATGCGGCTCAAGGTATTGCCGGTTACGGGTCTCAGCAAGGAGACCTTCTTTCGTCTATTGCTGCGCCGTTGCAACAGCGCAGGGACAATCAGAAAAACATTGATGACTACGGAATCGAAATCGGCAATCTAAAGCATCAGCTTGGGAATGACGATTTTCTATCAAGCCTGAAACTGCAAGGCATTCGTCCGAATCCTTGGATTGGAGCAGCCGGTAGCTTGGCTGGCGGCGCCGCCGGCGCGTATGGCGGCGGCAACGGTTCCAGCTACGGCGAACTCATGGCGAAATTGTCCAAGTCTCAGAACGGACAGCCGGGTTACGCTGGCTACGGGTATACCGGTCAAGACGGCGCAGACTACTTGGGCGGACTAGCGTGAGCAGCCCCTATTACGATTATTACGAGCTGATGCGCAACCGCCAATCTGGTGGTGATGGCGGCTTCTCAAAGCTGGGCGCCGCACTCATGGGGGGTAAC